ATCCGCTCAAAGGCTCCACTGGAAAAGTTGCGGGAAACCGCATAAATAAAGGAAACCAGCCGGTTTATGGCTGGTTTTTTAGTGTCCGTGATTATTACACCGCTGTTTGTGTGTGACGGTATTTTTCGGCCGTTTTTGGTCGTTTTGTCGTACTTTTGTCGTAAAAAAATAGCATGATTTTACTGTTTTAGTATTGGCAGCTGTATTCTGCTGCGGATGTCCTCAATGTCCTCGTGGACGTATATCCGGCGGGTTGTCTCGATACTGGCGTGGCCCATCACCTTGGCAATGGCATCTAGTCCGGTCCCCGATTTGTAGAGGATTGTCCCATAGGTATGTCGCAATTCGTGCATTGTGAGGCGTTCAATGCCTAATTTTGCTGTTGCATCGTCCATAAATCGGGTATAGGCCCGGCTGGCATAATTATGGGGGTCAACGGGGATATTGTGCCCGCATCCCAGGATATAATCGTCCACCTTCTCGATTGTGGATAAATGGTCAATGGTTTCCTGGTCGACCGGGATTGGCCTGACCGCATTTTTAGTCTTGCCCTTCGGGTTGATGGTCGCCCGGTGATCCACAAAGGTGACGGAGCGATTGACATAGATGATTAGATTATCGGCGTCGATGTCATCCCACATGAGTCCGCACAACTCACCACGGCGCATACCCGTTTTTAAAGCCAAAAATGACCCTAGGCCGTCTGGATGTTGTTTGGCATAGTCCAGGAGGTTCTCATAATCTTCAAGGCTGTAAGACCGTTTCTGCTTCGATTCCTTACTAAAGATGGTGATGTCATACACAGGGGATGAAGTGGCAAGGCCTTCCCTTATTGCGGATTTAAAAATATTATCCAGGATATATTTGTACTTCTTGCCGTCCCACTGGTCCCGGTCCTTCTTTTTGACAAAAAACATCTGGATATCACCCTGAGTGATGTCGGATATCCGCCGGCCGTGAAAATATTCTTGGAATACCTTCAGGCACCTCAGATAAGTCTGTCTGTAGGTGATGTCAGACACCACATCGCGCTTGTAGGTTTCCATCCATTTTTCAGCGTAATCGCAAAAATCCTCTTTGAGTATTTCGGCCTTTCCAATGTTGCTGTAATATTCTTGGACTTTTCGGTCAATCTCTGCCGGGGTGTAGCCATAAAAGCTCTTCCGAATTGATGTCCCTGTGATTGGATCCACCCCAACGGTCACTTTACGTTCTTTCCTTACCTTCTTTTTTGCCATGTGTGTACCTCCTGCTTAATTTTGGGCATAAAAATACCCGGGGTTATTGTAAAAACCCGGGGAGGATGGTACAATTATGCTTGTATAAGGCGTATTGTGACCATCCTGGTCCCGGTATGTCAAGCCGTCTTAGTGTTGGTAGCACTAGGGCGGCGTTTTTTATTTATAATCCGACAGAATTAACTCCGTATTCTGCTTGTTCTTCAGTATAGCCTTCATACAATAATTGATCGATTAGCCCCTCTCTGGAAAAAGAAGTGTAATCAAGATATTGTTTGGCTGCCTTTGCTGCTTGTTCATTCCAGTCAGCGCCGCAGTTATCTGCTGCATATGTAGCATCTTCTGAAGAATATTTTTCATACTCTAATTGGCTGATTAACCCAGAATATGAAAATGCAGTATATCCCAAATAACTTTTTGCTGATCGCAACGCATTTTTCTGTGAGGTGGTAATCTCAGGCGTTGGTTCTGGAGTTGGGGTCGGTGCTGCTGTTGCACTTGGTTGTGATGCCGTTGTTTGCGTAGTTGACGAAGTAGTGGTTGTTGTCTTTGTCGAAGTAGGATTCGTTATCATTCCGATAAGAATAAATCCACAAATAACGCTGATAATAACGCGTGCTACCATGTTGAATTTCTTGTTAGCCCACATCAATACTAAGCCAACAGGCCAAAAGAAGATTAGCATTACTACTGTAAACCATGTTTTTTTGTACCACTTTACATCTGAAATCGCAACATCCGAAGTGCACACACTTGATTTATTGCTTGCGTTAACTTGGGATTTGCCAACTTGTACATTTTTTATTGGTACCTTTTCTTCGGATTGATATTGCGGTGAATCAGCTTCTTTGCAAATTATCTCAATCAGGGACAGACAGCGTTGAGCTTGATTAATTGCTTCTTTATATTTGGAGCTGCTCTTTTTAGTCTTACCGCTGATAAACGGTATATAAACAACTGGTTTGTTTAAGTCTCGAACAGTCACTTTTATTTGAAGTGCCCTGCAAAAATCCTTTTGCTTTTTCTTTCCCGTTACACCTCCAACAATGGCGCCAACTCCGCCGAAAAGAATACCTCCGGCTACAGCCCTACCAACTCCACCAGATACAACAGATTCTCCGTCCTCCATCAGCTCGTAACTAACAATATCGTCGTAATGATAGATTGACTGGATTAATTTCCCGTTAGATGCGACACGCACCAACCACAACTTGTGATTTTCGTCCACCTCGAACTTGTTGTATACGCGTGATGTTGCGATGAATTCAATTTTTTCTGATTCGTTATTTGGCCCAGAACTATTCTCTTCGATGCTAGTTCTCTCAACCGGTTTGCCGTTAAATACTTTAGTAACTGCATCCCTGTAGGTCTGCACTAAATTGTCGCTTCCACTTAATTCAAGATTTATCTTATCATCGCTTTTGCTAAAACGAATCGAAAGTGTAGCTCCATTTGCTTTTGTCGTTATCCCATCTGCGAACTTCCTTATTTCTGTAAATCCTAAGCCTTCTAGAGCTGTGACGCTGTTTTCCATCCAATCATCAAGGTTACCTTTCACTGTCAATCTTTGGTTCATAATACTTCCCTTTCTTTTTACGTCCGCAGACTTTATTTATTAAATCTAGCAATCCGCTATTTTTAAACTTATACTTGAGTATTAGCCGCACCATGTGCTTGTAGTGCGGCTACTTCACTAAAAATCTCTTTCTAATTTAACGACTACGCCCCAAATTCTTATTTCATCATCGTCCGGGCCATATGTCTTGCTTTGCCATTCTGGATTGATCGCCTGAAGCGTGATGGTGCCATCATGATTTTTAATAACTTTTTTTAGTGTTGCATCATATCCATTAACAAATACAACGGCATCTTGTCTATTATTGCAATCTGGCTGTATTCTAATGATGACAGTATCGCCTTCGATGTACATGGGATACATACTATCGCCACGCACTCTTAGTGCTCGGTATTCACTTCCATCGTCCGTCCAATTTTCAGGGATCCTTACTTGCCCAACGATATCTTCAATCGCTTCTATCGGTGTTCCTGCTGGGACTGACCCCAGAATATCAATAGATATAAATGATTCTTGAGATAGAGTTTTCATTGGCTTTACGTTGTCCGTCCATCCCATGAGATAAGCTGGACTGCAATTAAAAATCTTTGCCATTTTTTCAATGGTAGAACGTTTTAAATTTTCAACGCGTCCATTCTCATATTTGGCAATAGCCGATTTTTTTAACCCAAGTCGATCGGCAAGGTCTTGTTGCGTCATATCCAACCTTGTTCGTTCTGATTTTATCAAGTCACTCATTTCCAAGACAATCACCTCCTGTTAGTGTCTTAATTTTACTACATCTTGGCAGAATTTGCAAGATATTTTTAAAAAAGTGTCTTAAAAATAAACATTTGCGTTGACAATAATTAAAGATTGGTTTATACTGTAAGTGTCTTAAAAAGACACAATAAAAAGGAGGTGCATCATGAATAAGAATCGGCTTGAATCTACGATGCGTTTGCACGGCGATACTGGAATGGCTTTGGCTAAATACATTGGAATCAGTCGAACCACATTTTCCGCAAAAATCAACGAAACGCACGGTTCGGAATTTACGCAGTCAGAAATCTCTAAGATTAAAAAAAAGTATAACCTGACAGCTGTAGAGGTTGATGAAATTTTTTTTACAAAATTAGTGTCTTAAAAAGACACAGTACGGTTTAATCGGATTGATATGATTCCTTAAAACTCAGAAAGGAGGTGTAGTAATGGAAGAAAAATCAATTTACATACCCGAAAGCATACTTGCTTTGTATGACGAACTCGTCTCTACGGTCAATGATGCCGTTGCAAATGGAAAGCACAGCATCGATCTCAATACAGGGGCAAAGCTCATCGGGATGGACAAGGAATGCTTTAGAACAGCGGCGTATCGAGGGACAAACCCTTATGCCGTTGGCGGAAGACAGGTATCCAGAAATGGCAACAATGAGAGCGGGTTTGGGCGAGTGCCGATCTTGCCACTATATTGCCGGATGACCAATATCACTGGCGAAGACCTGAGTCGAGCACTGATTGGAGGGAAGTAGTGAAAAAGTATATTTTAGCCACAGCCACCGCTCTCCTCATCGCCCTGGCGGTCATGTGGACCCGGTCGGCCCCGGCGATGGGCGGGGAGTGGCTGATGGTATTGATGGCACCCGGTGGGGTGTGGGTATGGGAGGATGCAACGCATTAAGAAAGGATGTGGGTACGTGAGATTTATTAAATCAAAGCTTCAGATTGCACTTGGAAAAGCTGGACTTAACCAGTCAGAACTTTCTGAAAAAATCGGGATATCGAGGGTAACCATTTCTGCGATTTTTAACGGGAAGAGCTGTCGGCCTGCAACAGCGATAAAAATCGCTAATGGCCTTTGTGTTGATTTGGATGAAATCATCATCATTGAGCATGATTAAAAAAGCACCCCGGGACATAGGACTCCCGAAGGTGCAACGGAATTAGATTAAAGTCATTATACCGCCTTTTGGTGGTTTTGGCAAGAAAGGATGAAAATGAAGAATAAGAAAGGCCGTATCATCCAGGACGACCAGAACGGGGTTGTCATTGATTGCCGATCTGGTGTAGAACGGATGGAAGATGTGCAGCGGTATCGCAAACGGTTAGTGCCGAAGGTGCTTATGGTTAACCGGGAGAAGCATTTTATCCCCAAAGGAAAGGTGGCGGGTCACTGATGGAATACACACTCGATGATTACAAGATGGCCCGGGATGCTTTTGCAGGCAGGGTCAAGATGTCCAAAAAAGACGGGGATATCTCAGATGGGTTCCGGCGGCGGGATGACCGCATTGCGCTGGAGGCTATCTCAACGATGATTGATACATATGCGTCACTGGAATCTCTTTTGACAGTTGGCATCAACTATCAATCTTGCCCTGTTTGCGGATCGAAGGCTATATCAGGAAGACATAAGTTTTGCTGGAATTGCGGGAGGGCGCTCTAATGTCAGACAAATACACGGAACTCCGGTGCACTGATGTACAGTGCCTCAACTACACCAGAAATCAGATGAACCGCTGTGGTGCGCTTGATGGCAAGCTGATGCTGCCCGGACAATGCTGGGCACGGCGAACTGAAGCGAGAGAGAATCGAAAGGATACTAAAAAATGAACTGTGAATTGAAAGCGTTAACGCAGCGACTCATCGACTGCTCAAAAGAAGCACGATCTCTTAATGCAATAGATTTAGATGATGTGCGTATTATTGGACTAGCTTCTGACTTTACTGTGCACGTCTCACATGGGATCGAAGTTCTGGCTGACTTTTTTTGTGAAGAACTGAAGGAAAGAGATCGGGAAGATTCATTTTATAACAGAGAAGCTTATTTTGACGTCGACGGGGTAGAGTTCTTTGAACTCAGACAGGAAACGGATGAAGAATATGATTGAGCATCCTGATATTACAGCCGCACTAGCTACGGGGTACCCGCGATGCGCACCGACTGAGCTTCCGCTTTGCCCGGTTTGCGGCGAGGCGTGCTACACGATTTACCGGCGATATGATGGCGAGGTAGTGGGTTGCGAATGTTGCATTGACGTAGCATCATCCACGGATTGGTGGGAGGCCATCGAAGAGGCCCGCAGGGATAGAAATTTCTGAAAGGAAAAAAATAGTGAAACTTTACGAAATCAGAGAAGAGTACCAAAGAATTTTAGATAATGAAGACCTTGAGTCCGAAGAAACCATTGTTGCTTTGAATGATATTGAAGAGGCGTTTGAGGAAAAAGCAGACAACGTTGCCTGCCTGGTTAAGTCCCTAAAGGCAGAGGAGGATGCGGTAAAGGCCGAAATGATGGCGTTGGACAAGCGCAAGAAATCAATCAATAAAAAGCTTGAGAATGTTAAGGAATACCTTAAGAACGAGATGCTGTTTGCAGGAAAGGAAAAGATTAAAACGGCAAGAAACACCATTAGCTTTAGAAGCACTAAATCCGTTGAAGTGTTTGATGAGGCATCCCTTGAGGAACGATTCTTACGCATCAAGAAGGAGCCAAATAAAACGGAAATTAAAGTAGCGCTTGAGGACGGGGAAATCATTGATGGGGCCCGAATGGTTGAGAATTTAAGCTTACAAGTGAGGTAAACATGAGCAATATTATTTTGGTAATGGGCGATTCCGGGAGCGGGAAAACCACATCAATGCGGAATCTTGACCCGAAGGGTACATATTATATTGACTGCGATAAAAAAGGGCTGTCCTGGAGAGGATGGCGCAAGCAGTATAACAGTGAAAATAAAAACTATTGTGCCACCTCGGATTCGGATAAAATCATGCAGATTTTGAAAGGCATCTCGGACACACGAGAGGACATCCATGTGATTATCGTCGACACCCTCAATTGGATTATGCTGGATGATGAGTTCAATCGGATGAAGGAGAAGGGTTACGACAAATGGCTAGACTTGGCTTTTTCCATCCGGGGGGTCATCGCAATGGCTCAGCAGCTCAGGGAGGATATCACGGTAGTGTTTACCGCCCACACACAGACCGAACGTGATGAGTCGGGGTATATGTATACCAGGATGAAGACCAGCGGAAAGAAACTGGATAAGGTCTGCGTAGAGAGCATGTTTGGCACAGTGCTTATGAGCCGGTGCAAGGACGCTGAAAATCATGAGTATGTCTTTGAAACACAGGCTAAAAACAGTACGGCCAAAACACCGATGGGGGCCTTTGAGTCCCTGGAAATCCCGAACGATATGGCCGAAGTATTGAAAGTTATGGAGGAATTTTAAATGAAAAACACAAATTGGAAAGATATTGAAGGCGCAAAGCCATTTGAATTACTACCCCCTGGAGGATATATTTGCCAGATTTTGAGAGTGGAAGACAACGAAGGTAAAGAATATTTGGGAATCGAATTTGACGTCGTAGAAGGCCCATACACGGACCACTTCACAAACCAGGCAGCAGGATTAAACTTTTGGCCAGGGACATTTATTAAAAGCTATAAACAGAGTGCTCAGCGCTTCTTCAAATCGATGCTGACGGCAATTGAGGAATCGAACCAAAATTTCAAAGCGGACGAATTTACGAACAACCCCCTAGAGCTCGAGAATAAACGTATCGGCCTTGTAATCGGCCACGAAAAGTATTGGAATCAGAAGGGCGAAGAAAAGACACGGATCAATGTTGCTTTAACGCTGAGCGTCCAATCCATCCGTAATGGCGACTATAAAATCCCGGAATTAAAGGTGAATGAATATAACAAGCCGATGAGCGGGTTTACAGCATTGCCGGACGGTGATATGAGCGATGACGTGCCGTTTTAAACCATGGCAGTAATTATAGAGGACACAAGACAGCATGTCGGCAAGTATGATGCGGCCCACGCATACTTTGAGCTCAACGATGTGTCAGTGACTCGGTCAAAATTAGCGGTGGGGGATTATTCCTCCCCGCCATCCCGGGTGGTGGACACAAAAAAAGGCTTTGAAGAGGTGGTTGGCAACTTTTGCAGTAAAGATAGGGACAGAGTCAAGCGGGAAATCATGCTGGCCAAGCACATGGGGACAGAGCTTGTTTTTTTAATCATTGACAAGACGGCCACCTGCATCGAGGACGCAAAGGCCTGGAAAAACAAGCGTGGCAAGGTTTCGGGAGAGACGCTTTATAAGACTTTAGACACCATGGTTAAGCGCTACGGCGTACGCTTTGAGTTTTGTACTCCGGCCGACAGCGGGAGGCGAATACTAGAACTATTGGAGGTGGGCGAAGATGCTCACAACGAAACAGCAAGCGGATTTGATCAAGGCTGAACTGACCATGGCGGACATCCTGACGGCCTACGGGCTTGACGGAAATGCCAGCCATCGGCGGATACCATGCCCGATTCACAACGGGACGGACAAGAATTTCAGCTTCACTGACTTTGGATGGCAGTGTTTCACCTGCGGGGCCAATGGCGGATTAGTCAATTTTGTTGAGCAGTACCTGGAGTGTAGCTTTGAGGATGCCCTGGCGGATATCAACCGCAAATTTAGGCTGTGGGGCCAGGAGATTGATAAGCCACTGACCTATTCGGATATCCGCAAGCGGCAAAAAAAGATAAAAGAACGCAATATACAAAAAGCATTGAAAGACCATCGGGTCCAGGCGTGGGAGACAGCACGCCTGGAAGTTGCGCGCCTGGATGCGAACAAGATCAGGTTTGCCCCGAAAACCCCGGAGGACGGGATTGATGAACGGTACGTGGAAGCATGCCATCACCTGGATGGCGCAATCTATCAAGCAGAGAGCATGGGAAGGTGGTGACGGAGTGGATGTTGAATCCGAAGAATTAAAAATCGTTGATATCAGCGAAGTTGATAAAGATAACATCCTAAATGATGCCGTATTTTACTGGCTCTTCGATATGGATGATGAAGTCGAGCGCTTCCGCACAAAAAGCCTTCTGGAGGAGCTGGCCCGGGGCTACAAATGCCTAACGGAGTTTAAAGGGCTTTTTACAGCACACCAAAAGGAATATAACAAACAGCAAAAGGAAATCGCCGAATCCGCTGGAAATGACAACAAAAAAAAGGGCTACAAGACCAACTTTGGCGACAAATACCCCATGCTCTACAGCGGGGTTTGGATTGCCGATAAAAATGGGGTATATACCTACTCAGAGAAGGGGAAAACCCTAGCTTGTTATCATCCGATTACTATCGTCAATTTTTTTGAAAATGCCCAAACGGGGGAAGAAAAGGTCCGAATCGCTTTCAAGCGAAACGGGCGTTGGAAGGAAATCACGCCGAATAAGGACGTTATCTCCTCCAATAGCAAGATTGTCAGCCTGGCGAATGCTGGGCTGTCAGTCACATCGGAAACATCCCGGGCGTTAGTCCGGTATCTATCGGACCTTGAGGGCCTTAACGCTTCCGGGATCCCGGTGAAGGTCTCCACCACGAAGCTGGGGTGGATGAAATACCAGGATGAGCTGAAGTTTATTCCCTACGATGATGACATCACATTTGACGGCGAAGAGAAGTTTAAAAATGTGTTCGAGTCGGTCTCAAGCTCTGGGGAGTATGCCGATTGGGTGGATTACGTCAAGAATATTCGGGAGGATGGCCGTCTGGAGCCACGCATCATGTTGGCGGCATCATTCGCCAGTGTGCTGGTCAGTATCTGCAATGCGTTGCCGTTCATCGTCAATCTGCACGGCCTGTCAGAGGGTGGAAAAACCGTATCGCTCATGCTGGCCGCCTCGGTTTGGGGCAACCCAGATAAAGACAGCGGCTACATGGGGGATTTCCTGACCACTCCGGTGGCCATCGAGGCCAGGGCAGACTTGCTTAACCACCTGCCAATGATATTAGATGATACCTCCAAAGTGTCAAAGCGGATGCAAGACGACTTTTCTGAGCTAGTCTATACTTTGTGCAATGGCACGGGAAAAGATCGCTCAAATCAAAGCCTTGGGCTTAGGCGCACCAACAACTGGACAAATTGCGCGCTGACATCCGGGGAGCACCCGATAATAAGCGATACCGCCCAGGGTGGGGCTATTAACCGAGTGATTGAGGTGACCACAGAAATGAGCAAAATCTTTCCAGACGGCCATGCAGCAGCGGAATTTTTCAAGGGCCATTATGGACATGCCGGACGTCGGTTTGTTGATGCCATTAAGGATGCCGGAATTGATAAAGTTAAAGAAATGCAACGATATTACGAAAAAATGCTCATGGAAGATAAGGACCGACTGCAAAAGCAGTGCATTTCCATGAGTCTCATTTTAACGGCTGATACACTAGCTTCTGGGTATATTTTTGAAGATAGTAATGCTCTAACAACTGAAGATGTGGCTAAATTTATTAAAAAAGAGTCTGACATCTCTGAGGATGAGAAGTGCTTGGAATATTTGTACGGGAAAATAGTGGAGAATCAGGGTCGCTTCGTGACCGATGAGAGCTCTAGTGCCTACCCTGAGGTCTGGGGGCGCATTTCGGAACGGGAAAACAGGGTATATATCATTCAAAGCACGTTTGAACGGATCATTCGCGATGCCGGATACTCGCCAAAGTCCTTTTCAAGATGGGCTGATGCGAAGGGACTGATAAAACATGAGAAAAACAGGAACTATCGATCAGTAAGAATCATCCCTGGTGGGAAGCCAATTCGAGTTTTTGATATTGAATGGAAGGATAATCTTGATGATTTTGATGAAATTCCGGACGAAATTTGAGTTTGTACCCATTTTTTAAAATTATGTACCCACTTTTAAAGCTAAAACGGGTACACAAGAATGGCTTAAAATAGCGGGTTTGCGGTGTGCTGTACCCATTGTACCCGTTGTACCCACTATTTCCAACAGCATATATATATAGGAGTGTTAAAAACAAAAAAAGTTATCGAAGCTCCCTATATAGTCTTATGTTGTGAAAATTGGGTACAACGGGTACAACGGGTACAAGGTGCCTCAAACCCGCATAAACACTGACTTTTTTTGTACCCGTTTTGAAAAGTGAAATGGGTACACTGGGTACAAAAAATGGGTACATGATGGAGGAAATATGAAAAAAGACTACCTGAGTGCAACAGAAAGCGGCAACATCATCCTAATGGGATGCGCATTGAGCGCCATCGAAGAGTATATCTCCGGAAAATCCTATGCCACAAAGGATGAAATCACGCAACTCAAGCACACAAAAACACGCATGCTTAAGTATATCGATCTTGTCGGGAGTCGTCTCAGCCAAAAGGCATTGAAGACAATGCTTAACAAGACGGATACCTATTCTGCGGTTGCGGTACCTAAAAAGAGCGTGGATTATCACAAGGTAACGCTAATTGATGATGATTTTGACGATTTGATCGAGCTGTTTTTAAGCAGCTACTGCGATGGATGCCATGGGAAAAAGGTCTGTCAGGGTCGGGATATCATGCGAAAGGCTTTCGTGCCTCCACTCGATGCGGATCATCCAGCATGTGAGTATTGTGGTGGTTGCCATGCGTAAACCAAAACCGCCATGTGTACCAGATTGCCTGAGGCGATCCATCACCTGCCATGCGGAGTGCAGAGCATATATGGACTATGCCAGCAAGCTAAAAAAATATAATGATGCGGTCAAGGCCGCGAAGCATAAAGGGTCAGATGCCAGGGATTTGCGGTCGGAGCAAGTGTTTAAGTGGAATCGGAGGTATGGACGATGAGTGAATTAAAACCCTGTTCGTTTTGCGGAAGTGAAGCTAAATTATATACGATTTTTGATAGTGTAGTCCCTTGGGATCTTCATCAAGTCGAATGTAAAAAATGCCATAGCAAAACAACGGAATGTGAAACGAGGGGATTGGCGATTAAATCCTGGAACACTCGCATTGAAACCATGGATGGTCTAATCTGCAACGTCGAGAAATGGGCTCGAGACAAAGGATTGAATAAAGCCCAGCCACGGGATCAATATCTCAAAGTTGCTGAGGAGTGCGGCGAGATTGCGGCAGGATTAGCCCGCGGGAATAAGGACGCTGTAAAAGATGCTATCGGTGATACGATGGTGACGCTCATCATTTTAGCCCAGCAGATGGGATTGACATTGGAAGAGTGCTTGCAGGTGGCATGGGATGAAATCAAGGATCGTACCGGCGAGATGCGGGACGGGGTGTTTGTGAAAAGTGAGGATTTATGATGAACAAATATGAATATAAAGTGGTATGTCCACAACGAATTCCTGAAAATATCCCATTAGATCAGGAACTTGAACTTGTACCGACCTGGGAATGGAACGCCCCGACATTTGGGGATGGGATTGGACGTATTGATTCCAATGGAAATAAAAAGTCACTTTTTAAGAGTGATACAGAAAATGGCAATACGGATATCCTTGATGCTTGCATAGAAAATTTGGATTTAATAGAAATTGACAAGAACATAAGAAATGACGGTTGTATTGAAAGAGTTACCGTTCTTTATGTCCCTTATGTATTCACAGACCATATTAAATTTAAGCCTACAATCGATTGTGAGGTCCCATGGAATAGTAAATCAAGCATGACAATAACATATGAATTATTGTTTGTCGCAGAAAATTCAAAGCGTTATGTGGAAGTTCCGTTTAAAACGGTAAACGTTAATCCATTATTAAATCTATATGAAGAATTCAAAGATTTTGCCGAGGAGCATTTTCAAGATGATGATGGATTGATTGTTGATTTTTATAAAGATAATGGCGAACGAGATTTGTTTGAATTTGAATATAGCGATCTAATGGATTGTCTGGTGTCTGCGAGAATCGTGGGGGTAGACGATGGAACCAACTAAATCCGAGGCCGTCCGCCGCCACCGCAAGATGTGGAACTGGATTGCGGATGAGACGGATCGGCTGAAATTTAAAGTAGAAAAATGTGAATATTTTTATAATTTTGAAATCGAAGATATCCCGAGTCTTGAATGTTATTGCTGTGAATACCTATTTAACTTAGGGAACTGTAAATGTTTGAATGGCTGCCCTATAGATTGGGGTAATTACTTTGGTTGTCAAAAACCTTGCTTAGAAAGTTTATATAAATTATGGTGCTTAGAATGTGATTGGCAAAAAGCCGCTAACCTAGCCCGTGAAATCGCAAACCTGCCGGAGCGGCCAGACATGGAATTTGATGTTTTGGAGGAGGAGTAGATGGGATTAATATATTTTATACAAATATCAGGTGTTGCAGCATGGGCAGTTGTAATATGTTTTTTTCTGTATTTTCTTGTGTATATAATAAAAGAAAAAATTAGTGAAGCAATCGGAGAATACAAAATTAAACATAGATTTGATAAGCCACCAACGGCAAAGTGTTATTGCAGGGACTGTAAAATGTGGGACCCAGAAACAAGAAAATGTAGCGATCATTGCAATTCAAGAATAATGAACGATGCATGTTTTTGTTGCTTTGCAGAACCATTATCGGCCTACAGATTAAAAACACGTCAAATTATTATAGATGAGGAGAAATAATGAAGTACACATGGTCAATAGATGAAGATAATGAAATATGGGAAAATAGGATATGTGAATCTATTGGAGAGTGTTTTAGCGAAGCGAGTGATTATCTTACAATGGGAAATATACACGGTCTATATATAGGCGAGTGCGTCCCATATACAAAATATGGCATTGATGTCGACAGGGTAATTTCTGGCGTTAAAGATGACGCATACTACTATGTCGGAGAAGCCGTGGAATATTGGATTGACGAGATGACGGAAGAGCAAATAACAGAATTGGGTAAAGAATTAAATGCAGTGTTTGTGAAGTGGTTGAAGAAAAACAACCTCGAACCAGAATTTTACATTATTGAAAATGTCCGGTATGTGGAGAATCCAAATGACCGATAAATCATGGCGCCACATCGCCCAGGCGACGGCGGCCATTTCAGGATGTGCGGCGGTGGCGTTTGCTGTCTGGATGACCGGGAGTGCTTGGTGCTTGTGGGGGTTGGTATTAGTTGGGTGGATGTTGGAGGTAATATGACAATAGACAAAAAAGACAGATTAAAAAATATAAAAACTTCTCCTCGAATAGAGGTTCCAAGGGTGAGTGGGTGATGCAGTCCCACAAAAGGAATTCAAACAATCCGAAAAGGATTCCCGAAAAGGTGAGAAATTAAAGGATAAAACGGGAGAACAACAGCGTTGACGGATTAGAAACCCGTTGGCATGGGAGGCCTGATCCCGTTACCTGCTTAGCACTGTAAATACAGACTAAAGCAGGTGGAGTAATTGAAGATAGTATGGTTTTCAGCAGGCGTAAGCAGCTTTATCGCCGCATATTTAGCAAAAAATGTGGACGAAATAATTTACACCCACATAAACGACCAGCACCCAGACAGTTTAAGATTCGTACATGACGCAGAAAAAGTATTGGGGAAACCAATACTGATAACACAAAGTCGGTACAAAAGCGTAAACAACGTAATCCAAGGAGTAGGGTACATTAAAGCACCCTATGGAGCACCATGCACGAACATCCTAAAGCGTAGAGTGCGAAAAGAATGGGAGCGAAACAACCCAGGACGACACACATATGTATGGGGACTGGATGCAACAGAAAAAGAAAGAGCAGAACGGTTAGAAGAAAACATGCCAGAATATGACCACGAATTTCCACTAATCGAAGCAGGCATAACAAAACAAGAAGCCCATGGCATGGCAAAGCGACTAGGAATAAAAAGGCCGTACATGTATGAACTGGGTTATAAAAACAACAACTGCATCGGATGTGTCAAAGGAGGAATGGGATATTGGAACAAAATAAGAACAGACTTTCCAGACGTATTCCAGTCAAGGGTAGAAATTGAAAGAAAACTAGGATTTTCCATCCTGAAAGACAAAAACGGTCCAGTATTCCTGGATGAATTAGACCCAAAGAGGGGAAGAAACGAAAAAATGATACTCCCAGAATGTGGAATTATGTGTGAATTAACTGTGGAGGTAATATGAAATGGGATTAATTGTAGATAATTTTGCCGGTGGCGGTGGCGCATCGGTCGGTATTGAGCAGGCCATGGGTCGACCTATTGATATTGCCATCAATCATGACCCGGAGGCCACCGCCATGCACATGGTCAATCACCCAAAAACGAGGCATTATACCGAGGACGTTTGGGAGATTGACCCAGTCAAAGTTTGCGGTGGTCAGCCTGTAGATTTAGCGTGGTTCTCTCCGGACTGCAAGCATTTTTCAAAAGCAAAAGGTGGGAAACCCAAAAGTAAAAAGATTAGAGGCTTGGCATGGGTGGCAATACGATGGGCTGTGATGGTACGGCCATCAGTAATTATCCTTGAAAATGTCGAGGAATTTAAAACGTGGGGGCCGCTGGATGATGATGGAAATATCATCGACGGAAGAAAGGGCGAAACATTTCATAGTTTTGTTGAGCAATTGAAAAATCTAGGATACAAGGTAGACTATCAAGAATTGGTTGCTTGTGATTTTGGAGCGCCGACAACGAGGAAACGTTTTTTCCTCGTCGCTCGCTCAGATGGTAAGGAAATTATCTGGCCAAAAAAGACTCATGGACCTGGATTAAAACCGTATAAAACAGCGGCATCCATTATTAACTGGAATTTGCCATGCCCATCTATTTTTGATACAACGGAAGACATCAAAGAAAAATACGGGATTAGGGCTGTAAGGCCTTTAGCGCAAAATACAATGAATCGAATAGCAAGGGGATTAAAAAAATTCGTGATGGATAATCCAAAACCGTATATCGTTGATGGAAAACATACACCGTTTATGACCGCAATTGGGCAAACTGGGTTTACTGCTGATCGGTCCTATGGATGCAACGAACCGATTAGAACGATTGTAAGCAAAGCAGAGCAATGTTTAATTATGCCAACGCTTATTCAGTATCACACTGAAACACAAAAAGATGAGGTGAGAGGTCAAAATATCGATGAGCCTATCATGACCATTGACAGCAATCCACGATATGGATTGGTGACAGCATTTATCCAGAAATATTTCGGTGGAGGCTATACAGGTGCTGGAAGCAAAATGGATGATCCGTTAGGTACGGTGACCGCTGTCGATCACAATAGTCTTTGTCTTGCATATTTAATTAAGTATTATGGACAAGGTATTGGACAGCCCGCCAATAATCCGATGGGTACAATTACAAGCAAAGAGCGGTTTGGGTTAGTCACGGTCCATGGAATAGATTATTGCATTGTTGATATCGGTATGAGGATGTTGACTCCCCGGGAGCTCTTTAATGCTCAGGGTTTTCCGCCGGATTATATCATCGACCACGACATCAACGGTAAGAAATTGAGTAAATCTACACAAGTAGCGAGGTGTGGAAATGCTGTTCCTCCGGCATTTAGCCGGGCACTTGTGATGGCGAACTGTAATAATAAAGTTGTTGGTGTAGCGGTATGACAACTAAATCAAAACGCCTAATCTTAATCATCGCCATGCTGCTAATGGTCTTTGGTGTGGCGGCCATCTGGAGCTACTCCGGAAAGCGTCCGACAGTCGAGACTAAATCCACAGTGTATGTGGTGCCGTGGCCATGGGAGCTTGAGTGGCAGGATGGCGGGTTTGTGATTAGATTGGAGGTTGAGTGATGGATGGTCATGAAGCATGGGTATATAAATGCCTTGAATGCAAACATAGCTATAAGCGCAAGAATGATGCCGAGACTATGTACTGCCGTCTTAGGAAACCAGGATGTAGGTTTGAGCCGTGGGTAAGTAAAGAAAAGAGGATGAATAATAAAAATGAAAAATAAGCTTGTTAAATTAATAAAAGATAATCCAGATTTAGAAGTAAAGGTGTTATTTGAAAATGACTATGAAAAGGGCTGCTGCTCGTGTCTCGCGAATATAACAAGCGTATATGTTGATAAATATACAATCATTGATGACTATTTCTATTTATTTGGCGATGAATATGGATACGACGCACTTTGCGGCGCAATTGGCGGTGATGCCATCGAAAAAATGAGCGATGACGAATTTAAAAACGAAGTCGAGAAATTAAACTGGAAAGAAGTTATTATCGTAAGTTTTTAATTATTTGGAGGAACTATGAAATACCGAATAGAATATATAAGTGGCGGCCATAGTACAATCGAAGCTAATAGCGATATGGAAGCCAAAAGAACTGCAATGAGGAAATCGTGGAAAGATGACCTCAGCGACATAAATGCCATTTATCGGATGTCGGACAATGGATGGATCGCTGCTGAGTTGGATTTGGTGGCGGCAGACTTTGCGATGGAGGTGGAATGATGGCACGAATGCACTATGTAGAAAGCGAACCATATACATTAGAACGTTGTAAATATATTGATACGGAATATGGAACAGAAGTTTTCATGTTTGAATTAACTGATTCAGAAGATAATGTTTTGTTTGAAATTGAACAAAGCAAGTTCCTTGCGGCAATAGGTGAGTTGCAATACTTATGCTCTACGATGGAGGCGGGAAATGAGTAAACCTAAATTCGATATTAGCGAATATCCCGGAAATTATGTAATGCATTGTGATACCGAGGAAAAAGCGAAAGTATTTTGTAAATATATGGATAGTGTTGGGCTTCAGTGGTCCACGAACGTTAGCTATAAAAATGAAACAAACTTTGGCATGAATCTTAAACGGACGGTGTATTACTTCAACGATGGTCGGTATGGTAACAAGTATTTTGTTGATAAAGATTACACCATCCTAGAATTTGATGATTTCGACTGGTCGGGTACATCGCAAACAGCTAAATCCGACACCGGAAAGCCCCGCCTATCCCTCGTCAGCCCATACCTCATCGAGGCGGTGGGCACAGTGAGGACCTATGGCACCGAAAAATACGGTAGTCCAGACAATTGGCGCGAGGTTGAGCCGGATCGCTACCGTGATGCTCTGATGCGCCACTGGTGCGAGTATCTCAAAGATCCAATGAGCCGGGACGCTGAGAGTGGACTACTGCATATCGACCATGTGGCGTGCAATGTTAATTTTCTGGTGGAGGTGGCACATGCAGAAGATTAAAATGATTTTGCTTTGCCTGGCCATCGGATGGGTAATTGCAACTGTTGGTATCGGGTCGAGTGTTGGGCTTGTGATTATCTTGGCCTTTGACTGGCCAGGGATGTCGTTGGTGTTGATTGGTGTAGCTATTGTCATATCTGTGATTGTGTGGGTGGCGTATGGACGTTATCAAGATTGATGACCTGGAGGCGTACAAGCTGGCCGAGGGGATCATACGGCCGGATAAGCGCTGTGGGACCTGCGGTTATCATGTGGATGGACGGTGCATGCGGATCCCGTATAGCAACCGGATAGCGGATGGTTTTGAGGTTTTGGATGATAATGAGGCGTGTACATCGTGGAGGTGCAGATGACAAATAGACAAAAGATCGAGTATTTACAGAAGTACGTACAAAGTAAAGGGGCTGTAGATGATATTAGGTTGGATATACAGGAGTGGGAGGGCAGAAAAGATGGGCTTGGAGCAGCGCATATTAGTGATGGCGCCCGTGGATCTGGAGAGTCTAATATCGTTGAGATGGCAATCCAGGCTATTGATGATTTGATTAATTGTTATTCGTGCGAAATCCTACGTCTAACGGATTTAACAGCAGAGATTGAGACATGTATAAAGAGCGCGTGTAAAAATCGAATAGAGTGGCGTGTGATGCGATTGCGATATATCCATGGAGTGCAATGGGGCGTGATTGAAGAGAGTGTTGGACTGAAAAAACGACAAGTGCAAAACATCCATACTCGAATTATTGATAGGTTGGCTGCCGGAGAAAAAACATACCTCCATATTGATGGTTGATCATTTAGATTCTTCTTCCTCAGCTTCGGCTGGGGGATTTTTTTATTTTTTGAGAAACATTGACAACACTGCGACACATGATATATATTTAAATAAAAAACTGAAGGAGAAGTAAAATGAAATTTTACAAAGCAGTTTTTAAGGATGGAATAAGATACAGTGATCACAGAGCTTTGATCGGTGAACCGTATTTAATATGTGTTGATGAGGAGTGCGGAGAATCGAAGGAAGAAGAACTTTTCAAAATGCTCGAAAAGCGATACAAAGAGAAAAACAAAGTTTTAAGTGAAGATATTTTCAGAGGTTTTAATTTTAATTATGTCGAGATTGAAGATGTGTTTGAATATGCAGGTGGATTTCTTCAGTTTTTTAAGGAATAGGAGAATAGCACAATATGCTGTGACGCCCTCAATTATGAGGGTGTCTTTTTTTTATAAAAACTATTGACATAGGGTACACCCTATGATATAATATAGACAAGTTAAAGATAAAGGAGAAACGAAAATGTTATACAGAAGAACACATACAGAAAACCCAATGAGCAGAAGTGGACATGCAATGTTCACTGAATATGCAGACAGAATCGGAAGTTACGGGAAGAATTTATGGGGGTTCGACGAAGTCAACGCTACGAACATTGAAGATTTAAAAGGTGCCATCATCGATGCATGGGAAAAAGAAATGGCATCCGAAGAATCAGACTATGATCTTCCGAAAATCAGCGGTGAAGAAGCTTATACATGCTTTGATCCAAGCGACATCGTGATGAGTGCAGAAGCTTACGATGATGAAGATGTCAGTGCCTGGTTGTGGGACACAATCCTTGACCCGGAAGAAATCATGGCAGTGTATGGAGAAGGTTGGGCTATTGTATACGACGAAGAATTAATCAACGCTCTTTAAGAGCAATTGAAACAAAAAAGAAAGAGGCAAAAAATGGAAAAAGGATCTAAAATAAAGATTAAATCAGGAATCATGAAATCATTTATCCATCCAAATTCATGGAGTGAGCGGAAAGAAGGAACGAAAACATTCAAGCCAGGAGACAATTTGTATCACTTTTGTGATGGGGAACCAATTGCAGTATTTGGCGAAATGGAAACAGCTTTTACAGATGATATATCGATTGCTCCGTTTGAAACTGCTTATATTTACAGAGTCGATTTTTTGGAAGATGTTGTCGCTGATTTTTATGGCGGCTACGAATATCGACTAGACCTTGAAAAAGTATGTGATAGCATCGAAATCATATATATTGGAACAGTGCAAGAAAACAGAAACAAAAGAATCGTGGCAGGTAACTCCTTTGGTGCATCTACTATATTTTTAGCAGAATACGATTTGCTTGACGGAGATGAAGCAAAAAAGCTTAACGAGAAAAAGTTCAAAGAATTGAAAGAAAAAGACGGAAAGATGGCTGGTTACAAAAAAGTTTGGAAGTATATTGAAAAAGAATGGGATTGGGAAAATTTTAAAAATAATTATTAAAAAAATAATAGTGAGGAACGCATATGAATAATCTACAAGCAAAGTATTGGTACGACGTGGCAATGGCGGCAACCGAGGACACCAAGGATGCACCAAAGGCGGCAAAGATGCTCGAAGAACAGTTTGGAGTAAAAATCGCTACGGTTGGCGACATCTATAAAATACAACGCCAGATGTACGACCTTATGACGACGGACCAACAAGAGCAGGATTATAAGGAGTCGCTCCAAAATCTTGAGACGACAAGGCCACCCAAGATGACAATTGCAAAAGCAAAAAACAGATACGATGCCCAGGAGCGGTGGCAGGAAAAGGTAGGGCTCGTGTCAAAATCCTACAAGCTTAAAAAAGATCTAGTTGATGATTTTGCAAAAAAATGCAAGGAAAACGGAGAGTCGCAGGCGGCGGCAATCACACGATTGATGGAGCAGTACATTTACGGGGGCGACGCGGATGTATAAGGATTTAACGGGCTTGCGATTCGGCAAGCTGGTTGTAACCGGGTATAGCGGCGAGAAAAGAGGATCAGCCCGAGTCTGGAATTGTAAATGCGATTGCGGGAATACAACAAAAGCAACGGCGAGCTCATTGAAATGTGGAAAAGTAACAAGTTGCGGATGCTATTTCAGGGAGGTGGTATCAAAAGTTGGAAAAGAATCCTTTGAAAAAATCATAAAGCCAAAATGTGTAGATGGAACAAACCTTAGAAACCTGAAAATGTCGAAGTCAAAAGCGAATAAGTCAGGGTACAAAGGAGTGAGTTGGAGTAAGCAACGTAAAAAATGGATTGCTTCGATAACGTTCAAGGGTAAACAATATAATCTTGGAGGTTATGAAAAAATAGAAGATGCTGTCAAAGCAAGAAGGAAGGCAGAGATAGAAATGTTTGACAAAGTCTTAATCCGGAACAACATGGAACCGACGGAAGAAACATTACAATCAAAGGATATAGATAAAAAATAAAAATAACGCCCAAGAGGAATAACTGGGGCTACAACACTTAAAATTTAAAAAATGCACTTGACTGCACATGGAAATCATGTTATCATTAAGGTGATAAAAAATATAAACAATTAATAAATCAAAAACAATAAGTCCTCAGAGGTTATCCTTTGGGGACTTTTTAATGCAAAAATATAAAGCTCTATTAACAACAGCACACACAGTATATAACCACAAACTACATTACTATCAAGTTATCGACGGTGCGCTGTTGTTACTGGAGCTTTTTTATTTGTGATAGTAGGGGGTAGTATATGGCAAGCAATCCAAGGCGGGCGAATGGTGCCCGTAGAGATGCCGTCAGGCGTTGGGTGTTAGCGACGCAAGATGTTTGTGCATTGTGCGGCAAACCTGTCGACAAGTCACTCAAAACTCCACACCCGATGAGCGCAGAAGTGGATGAGATCATCCCAATATCAAAAGGTGGTAGCCCTTACGATAAGGATAACGTCCAGCTGACTCACCGATGTTGCAATCGGCGTAAATCAAATAAGATAACAGTAGAGCGGACAATCGATAAACCTATCCCAAAGTCACGGGATTGGTAATGTCGGATGAGATAGGGATCCGTATGGGGCGGAATACCCTCCCCATGGCGGCTCAGACTCTCGGGGGCATAGGGCTTTTTTTCTTTTAGGAGGTGATAATATCGGACGAAAAAGCAATTTTACAATTGAACAGGATGAATTCATACGTACGAATTATCTCAAGTATTCAATTGGCGAGATAGCCAATGAATTAGGTCGGTCTAAGTCAAGTGTCCAATACAGGGTAAAAGTGTTGGGTCTGAAAGAAGAAAACTCAGCAGCGGTTATGACATCCGAAGAGTTAATAGAGAGTGCAAACCTCAATGATAGAGACGGCGACACGCTTAAGCGTCTGATCGAACTCCGCGATATGCTGCATGATAATCTGTTTTCTGCCAACACACCGAAAACAATCATTGCAAAGTTATCCAAGGAGTACCGTGACACCATCCAAGCCATCCACGAAATGACAGAAACGGAACCAGATGCTGGAAGCGAATCTAAGCTTGAAGCTCTGTTTGCGGAGTTGGAAGATGCGCGGTAACCAACAACCAAGAATCCATATTGCCCAGGACTACGATAAAAGCAAGTCTGACAAGGCAATCAAATTATCCAGTGCCATGGGCATCATCCTGGATGACTGGCAAGTCGGCGTCCTTAGTGATTGGCTAGCCGTTGGGCCTGGAGGAAAGTGGAAGCATATCCGAAACGGCCTCCCGTGCCCACGACAGAATGGAAAGACAGCACTCCTCGAGAGCCGTATCAATTACGGTGCTTTGTTCATCGGAGAAAAAATCTTATATACTGCTCACGATTATTCAACTGTCACCCAGTTGTTTGACCGGGTGCAGTATTTTTTTGGAGAAAAAAAGAATGATGAGTCGGCGAATTACCCGGAACTAAATGCAAGGGTAACGTCGGTTCGCAGGGCGGCAGGGAAGGAAGCTATATTTTTTAAAAATGGGGCTGCCATTTACTTTTCGACTCGGACAAAGTCGTCAAGGCGTGGCTTTACTGTTGACGTGGTCATAGTGGATGAGGCCCAGGAGCTAACGGATACGCAGCTTAAGGCCATCATGGCCACAGCCTCCAGCGCACCACTTGGAAACCCACAGTATATCTTTACCGGGACGCCTCCTGGGCCGGAAACGTCCGGGGATGTCTTTGCACATATCCGGGATGGTGCGATTGCCGGAGAGGAAAATGATGTATCCTGGAATGAATGGAGCGTTGATGAAGTCGGCGATATCCATGACGAAAAACGATGGTATGATGCCAATCCGGCCCTGGGCATCCGTTTGGATATCGGAGTTGTGAGGGCTGAGGCCAGCACCATGAATGATGTGTCCTTTGCCCAGGAGCGACTAGGGTACTGGATACCAAAATATCAGTTTGTGGCGGTTATCAATGAAAATGAGTGGAAGCGTTGCGAAACGAAGAATCCTCCAGAGGATGGGAAATTGACATACGCCGTAAAATTTTCTGCCGATGGGGCGACCGTATCCTTGGCGGTGGCACTAAAACCGAAGTCCGGTTCCGTGCACGTTGAAATCATTGAGAACCGTCCAATGGGCGCTGGAATATCCTGGTTGGCGGAATGGCTCATTGAGCGGAAGAACAAGGCTGCCACCATTGTGGTGGACGGATTGCACTCATCCTTAGCGTTGGTTGAGATGCTGACGGAGGGCGGAATCAAAGGTAAGGGCGCCATCACAGTACCGAAGTCCAGTGATGTGGTTGCGGCGGCCAGTATGCTCCTCAATGCCGTGCACGAAGGCGACGTGACACACTTTGGACAGCCAGCACTAAATGATTCGGCTCTATTGAGCGAAAAGCGGTTAATTGGGAATAATGGCGGTTGGTCATTTGGAGGGAAGAATGTGGATAGTACATTGATTGAAGCGGTGGCACTGGCCTTCTGGTCTGTGACCACGACGAAAAGAAATCCGCAAAGAAAGCAGGTGTTGCTATGAGTGAAATGTGGGAATCCGGTAAGTGTATTGATTTTAAAGCACCGCAAGTTCTTGGGTTATCTGGTATTGACCAGGAGAATCTTAATGAGCTAGTAGATGTCTGGCGGATGAAGCTCTTTCGGAATAGGACAAAGAAACAGTATTATAACCAGAAAAACGGATTAAAAGATCTGGGCATCGCCATCCCACCAGCCCTTAAAAATATGGAGTGTGCTATGGGTTGGCCGGCAAAAGCTGTGGATATGTTGACTGTTCGGAGCCGATTTGATGGATTCGTCTTTCCAGATAGTGAGGATTTCGGCGTCAATGCTATCCTACACGCCAATAACTTTGGTGTACTTTATCGGCAGGCAACAACCAGCGAGTTAATCCATTCTTGTGCGTTTATCACCGTTTCCAAGGGCGGCTCAGGTGATCCATCTGTTATGCTGTCATCCTACGATGCCGAAACGGCGGCAGCACTTTGGGATAATCGGCGGAAAAAGATTAAGTGCGGGATGACCATTGTTGATGTGGATACTAAAACACGGGAGCCGACTAGGATTAATCTATACACGGCCGGTGCTGTCGTTGAGATGGTTAGAAATAACGCCGAAATCTGGGAGGCAAATTACTTATACCATAAACAAGGCCGGCCGCTCATGGAGCCGATGGTTTATCGGCCAACGCTGGACAAGCCCTTTGGGAAAAGCCGGATTAGCCGGGCAGTGATGTCTATTACGGATAGCGCGATTCGGACCGCCGTTCGCACAGAGATTTCATCGGAGTTTTTCACTTCTCCTCAAAAGTATTTGATGGGAGCCGACCCAGAGTTATTTGCAAACAACTCAAAATGGGCAGCTTACATTGGGAATATTTTTTCGGTGTCAAAGGATGAGGACGGCGATGTGCCAGCATTTGGACAGTTGCCGCAAGCATCAATGCAGCCCCACATGGACTATATGCGCAGTTTGGCTGCACAGTTTGCTGGGGAAACCAGTATCCCGATATCGTCTCTTGGTGTTATCCATGATAATCCAGCATCAGCTGAGGCGATTTATGCAGCCAAGGAGGATTTGATTATCGAAGCGGAGGGACTCAACGAAACAAACGGCATGGCCCTGCGGAATATCGGACTCTTGGTGGCGGCCATCGCTGGAAACACCACGGTGGATGCGCTTCCTGATGATGTTAAAAAGATTCAGCCACGTTTTAGAAATCCGGCGATTCCATCCGTGGTAAGCCAATCTGATGCCATTATTAAGCAGGTGTCAGCCATTCCGTGGATTGCTGAAAGCCAGGTGGCCCTAGAGGAACTGGGGTACACCGAGAGTCAGATTACAAGGCTGCTTAGTGATAAGCGTAAATATGAGTCAAAAAAAGCATTGGAGTCTATCAGGGCGACCTTGAATGATGGTGATGGTAATGCTGAGCCGTGAGGATTTTGAAAACTACGGCCGGATGACGGTGGATCTTGCGAATCAGGCGTCTGCTGAATTTGACCAGTTTGTCAAGTCACTTAAAGTAACGGATTATTGGCCGGTCAGGGAAACCATCATGGACTTTGCAGAGGGGTTGATCCGGGAGTATGGCGGAGCGGCGGCATTGAATGCGGCTGATTTTTTTGAGATGCAAACGGGTATCGCTAACGCCTTGGCATCAGAGTCCATCGATCTAAAAAGCCTGGATACGTCTTTGCGTTACGCAATATCTCAAGCAAGATATGATGCGCTGGAAAAAAGTCCGTTATCTGCTGTGAATCAGAATATTGCACGGCAGACGAAGAATTATGCCCACCAAACGATGGTTGATAATGCAAGGGAAAATCGCACAATGTTTGCCAGAGTGCCAACGGGTGCGCATACATGTGCTTTTTGTATGATGTTGGCAAGCCGTGGATTTGTTTATTACTCGAAGCGATCCGCCGGTGAGATGATGCAGTTTCACAATGATTGTGACTGCCACGTTGTCGCTGGGGTGGATGGCGTAGAGGGTTACGATCCGGATGCTTTGTATTCGGATTACCGGGATGCCCGGGAAAACGCGAATAGCGGAAATTATAAGGATGTCCTTGCGCAGATGCGAAAGGACCTTGGTGTGAAATAGTGTGACGTCATATTGACGGTGGATTCAACGCCGAAGTGGCGGGTTAGGAGAATTTATGAGCGAAGTAAATACGGATCCTACGGTTAAAGGTCAAGAAGCTTTTGAAGCAATCACGACCCAGGAAGATTTAGACAAGATTATTGGGAAACGTCTTTCACGGGAGCGTGAAAAGTATGCGGGCTTTGAGGATCTTAAGGCGAAGGCAGAAAAATACGATGCCATTGAAGAGGGCCAGAAGACCGAATTGCAAAAATTGCAGGACCAGATTGAAAAGGCGGAAAAAGAAAACGCTGCGTTTAAGCAGCGGGAGCAGGTGAATTCCTGGGCGGCGGAGATATCGAAAGAAACCGGGGTTCCAGCTAGTCTTTTGCGTGGAAGCACAAAAGAAGAGATGGAGGCCCATGCTGAACTGCTCAAAGAATTTACCAGTGAGCAACCAACGGCACCAATCGTTGGAAGCGATGGGAATAAGCCGAAAGGCCAGCCGGGATTAACGACGGCGGATCTTTTCGCTGAAACAACGAAGGATTTATTTTAAAAAAAATAGAAAGTGAGATAAAAATATGGCTATTGATATTAACAGAGGGACTTCCGGCGTTTCTTTACCGAAAGAAATCTCTACGGAAATTTGGAGTAAAGTGCTGGAAAATTCGGCAGTCATGAACCTGGCACGGCGCATTGAGCTGCCAGGACGAGGGCTAGAAGTACAGACAATTACCGGTGAACCCACCGCGGCATGGGTAAATGAAACAGACGAAAAGGCCGTGTCTAAGCACACACTGAACACAAAGACCATCACTCCTTACACCATTGCGGTCATTGAGCCGTTTAGTAATCAGTTCCGCCGCGATAAGCGGGCGCTGTACGAAGAGTTGGTGCGGCGTTTGCCATATGCACTAGCGAGGACATTTGACAATACGGCTTTTGGCGGGACCGTGAAGCCTGGTGATAATTTCGACCAGCTCTCTGGATGCTCTGCCTTTGGCATTAAGAGCAACGCTTGGGAGGGCCTTGTTGCCGCTGATGCAGCCGTGGCGGCTGGTGGCGGAATCTTAAACGGTTTTGCGCTGGCGCCTCAAGCGAAGAGCATCTTACTGACCGCCGTTGACGGGAACAAGCGGCCGCTGTTTGTGAATTCAATTGCCGAAAATGGTATCCCGATGATTTTGGGCAGCCCGGTGCAAATCAAAAAGGCTACCTACGTCCCGGGAGAACCTAATACCATCGGTTTTGCAGGTGACTGGAGCCAGGCGGTATACGGAACCGTTGAAGGGGTGCAGATTGCCATCTCCGACCAGGCAACACTAACAACTGGCGGACAGAATATCAACCTCTTCCAGCGGAATATGTTTGCGGTTCGGGCTGAAATTGAAGTGGGTTTCCGCATCACCGGAAATGAATACTTTGTTAAGTTGACCGATGCCACGGACTGCGCCTTAGAAACACTGAAAATTGGCGGAAAAACATTAACCCCTGCCTTTGATGGCACGACGGAAGCGTATACCTGCGCCACGACTGATGCGACCAACACCATTACAGCCGTCTCCAGAAACTCTGCCGCCACAGTATCTATCAAGAATGGCAGTACAGCAGTGACGAGTGGGGCGGCGGCCACCTGGACAAGCGGGGCAAATACCGTGACCGTAACAGTAACAAACGGTGATTACAGCAAGGTTTACACTATCACCGTAACGAAATCTTAATGACTGCCTATGCAACGCTAGAGGATTTGCAGAGCCGGTGGCGCCTATTGTCAGCTGATGAGCAGCAGCGCGCCGCCACGCTGCTCTCTGATGCGTCTGTTAAGATTGCGCTGGCATGCAAGCAAAGTGGCGTAGCCATTGACGCAGCGGACGATCTGCAAAGTGAGGCTCTTAAGTCCATCAATTGTGAGATGGTCAAGCGGGCGATGATGTCACCCATTGATATGCCGCCTGTATCCAACTTTGCACAGACCGCCGGAAGTTATAGCGAGTCCCAGACCTATGTTAATCCAACGGGCGATTTGTATATGACCCTTGGCGAGAAAAAAGTGCTGGGTATTGGCACGCAAAAAATGGGCAGCATCGCCCCGCTAATTGGGGGTGCGTGATGATTACCGGAGAAAAAGTAACGCTTGAACGCTATACGAAAGGGCCGCCCGACGCAATGGGCGACCCTACTTTAATCCCATCGATTGAAGATATTGAAAATGTCCTTATTAACCCAGGAGTAACCGACGATTTGATGTCTGGGCGATTAAATGCATCGATACGACCAGATGGCACTGTCGTGGTGTATACGCTGCATATCCCAAAGGGGTACGAAACTTACTCGTTTCGGGGATGTCGGTTTAAAGTCCGCGGTGAATGGATGGAGGTTGTCGGCGATCCGACATATTACGCGCCGGAGAATACGCCTGGAGCGTGGGACTACCCTGTGGAGGTGAAGCGTTGCGATGGCTGATGTTAAGGTAAAAATTAATAGTGCTGGGGCCAGACAGCTTTTAAATAGCGCTGCCGTGCAAGGGGAGCTACTGAAGCGGGCCGAAAAAATAAAAGTAAGGGCAGATGGTATGGGAAGTGGGAAGTATGTCGCAGATGTCCAGCCAGGGAAGAATAGGGCTCACGCGATGGTAAAAACAACAGATTTTATATCCAAAAAATCCAACGCAAAGCATAACACCTTGCTTAAGTCGATTAATGCTGGGAAATAACATGAATATCGAAGTAAAGATCGTTGAGTATTTGAATAAAAATGGATTTAAGGCCTACGCTAACGTCCCATCCGATCGACCGAATAGCTTTGTAACGGTTGAGCGGACTGGCGGAAGCAACGACAGCGTGGTTATTGACCGTCCAACCGTTGCTATACAAGCATGGGCGGATAAGCGGTTGAGCGCATCCGAGTTGGCATATTCCATCCGAGATGCACTTATCGGAATGGTTTCGGAAGTGAACATTTGCAAAGTGTCGATTAATTCAATTTATAACTACCCGGATCCTGAATCCGGGTCAAACCGATATCAATTGGTTGTGGATTTTGTAACAACATAGGAGGTAATGAGTAATGGGAAATGATGCAAAAAACGTATCCGTCGGTAAGCCGTTGGCCACTGGGGCTATTTTTGTAGCTCCAGTCGGGACAGCTGCACCGACAGATGCAAAAACTGCCTTAAATGAAGCGTTTAAGTGCGTCGGTTATGTGAGTGAGGATGGCGTGACCAATGCCATCAAGACGGACTCCACGCCAGTCAAGGCATGGGGCGGCGATGCTGTATTGACCACGCAGACATCGAGGGAAGAAACATTTAAATTTAAGATGATCGAAGCGAACGAAGTATCCCTTGAACAAGCATACGGAAAAGGAAACGTCGCAAAAGAATCCGTAAGCGGATTAATAACGATTAAACACAATAGTAAGGAAAAGTCGAATTATATCTATGCGATTGAGTTGATCTTATCTGATAATAAAATTAAGAGGGTTGTGATTCCGTACGGGAAGGTAATTGAGCTTGGTGATGTTGTGTACAAGGATGATGAAGCTATCGGGTATGAAGTGACGTTATCAGCAGCACCGGATTCTAGTGGAAATACAGCTTATGAGTATATTTCTGCTACAGCGGAGGCTTAAAAATGGATAAAAATAAAATTGTTGTTGATGGTATCATTGTTGAAATTCCGCAGGAGAGACTAGAAGACATGGAAACACTCGAAGCAATGTCTGATATCCAGCATGGGCAAGCGCTAGAAATTGTGCCATTGTTTCGGCGGATTTTTAGGGATGACTATAGTCGGATTAAGGCAGAACTAAAGGGCGATTCAGAGACTTTAAGCGTTGAAACTATGACCAATTGGTTTACAAAGGCTATGGAGGCACTGAACGCAAAAAACTGATGTGGCTTGCAGCCCTAAGGGGGAAGTACCCAGCAGAGCTGCGAGCCGATTTTAGGCAGTATTACCATGTGAGTGCCGATGATATCGGGAGTGGGATTTCTGTGGCTGAGGCGGCGGATTTAGCGGCGATGCTGCCAGTCCGATCCCGCTGCATGTCCGCTGAAAAACCAGAATTATCCTGGGATATCGATCATTATTTGTTAGCCAAAATTAGTGATACTTTGGCTTATTTTTTTTGGTGCAACACCGAGGACGGGGTAAAAGGCATTAACCGTCCAAGTATGATTGAGCGTCCCGGGCAAGAAAGCAAAACGGAGCAGGGCCGTACGCCATTAACAATCGAAGAATGCTCTGAGATTTTAAGCAGAAAGCGGGTGGATCTAAATGGCAACTGAACTAGCAGCAGCCTATATTACTTTGATTCCGTCGCTTAAAGGGGCGCAGGCAACGATAGCGAAGCAGCTAGGCGGGATTGATACATCTGGAGCCGGGAAAACAATGGGCACAAAGGCCGGTGGTGGTTTTGCGAAGGGACTGCTTGGCGTTGGTGCAATTGCAGGTGCCGCCGCATCGATAACATCAGCGGCAATGAATGCCATTTCCAGTGCGATGGATGGAGCAATCAAACGAACGGACACCATGAACAACTTCCCGAAGGTTATGCAGAATATGGGTTACTCGGCAACGGATGCCGAAAAATCAATAAAAACAATGAGCGACCGCTTGATTGGGCTACCGACATCTCTAAACGGAATGACAGGTCTTGTGCAACAGATTGCGCCATTGACTAACGGTCTTGATGAAGCAACTAACGTCGGATTGGCTTTCAATGATATGCTGCTTGCTTCTGGAAAGGGAGTAGACGACCAAAATAGGGCAATGTATCAATATGTTCAAATGCTTGGGAAGGGAACTGTTGACATGCAATCATGGAGAACGCTCCAAGAGGTTATGCCAGGGCAGCTCAATCAAGTTGCGCAAGCATTAATTGGTCCTACCGCGAATAGTCAAACCCTTTACGACGCAATTAAAAGTGGGTCGCTAACGATGCAAGATTTTAACAACGCAATCCTTGATTTGGATGCTAATGGCGCGAATGGGTTTGCGTCATTCAGTCAACAAGCAAAGGATGCGACTAAGGGGATTGGAACATCTCTGTCAAACGTTAAGATATCAGTAGAACGAGCGATGGCTGGTATTTTTGATGCAATCGGAAGAGAGAATATAGCGAATGCTATAGGATCTATCATCCCGATTATAAATGGAATCGGGAGTGGATTTGTAACAATTGTAAATATGGTTAAGTCTAGCGGCCTCGGCGAAACCATCGGAAAGGCCTTCAACGGCATGAAAACATCACTCGAGCCGGTAGTTAGTCAATTGGCACCAATCTTGATGCAATTCTTTGGGGCCGTTCTTAATTTCTTGAATTTTATTATTCCGCCAATAATGACTGTGGTTACAGTGATTCTTTCGATTGTAATTCCGGTTGTCGAGGGATTAATTTTTATTGTATCTGGAATCCTCAACGGCATTGTTGCCGCCGTCAACTGGTGCGTGGCCAATGTCAAAAGCCCATGGGAAGTATTTTCCGGGTTTATGCAATGGGTATGGGACTCCGTGCTTTCGGCGTGCGAAGGATTTATTACCTGGTGTGTAAATGCGTTTGCCTCTGCGGTTTCAAATATCCAGGGAGCGTGGAATTCGATTGTTGGATTTTTCCAATGGATCTGGGATTCTTTGAGTTCTTCGGCATCTAATGCTGTAAGCAATGTTGTCAATTTTGTTTCTGGGCTACCAGGACAAATTATTGGATTTTTCTCTGGGGCTGGTTCCTGGCTTTGGGATGCCGGGTCTAATATCATGCAAGGGTTGCTTGATGGGATTCGCAGTGCGTTTGAAAGCGTCAAAAACTTTGTATCTGGCATCGGATCATGGATTGCCGAGCATAAAGGCCCGAAGGCCTATGACTTGGCATTGCTTATCCCGAATGGGCAGTGGATTATGCAATCTTTGGCCAAAGGGCTTGAGAAGGGCGTACCGGCTGTAAAAAATACGCTTGATGGCATAACGGCTGATATTGCGTCAACTCGATTTGACGGCACGATGACCATGGCATTGGCGAGTGATGGAAATTTGCGTGCAAGCAAGAGTGCAATTCTGACATCGGATAGCCAGGTAAAAACGAAAGATTCGGAGCGGCCTATCGTTGTTCAGGCTGTTGTAAAATCGGTCCTTGATGGCCGAGAAGTCGGCTACGGAACGGCGAAATATGTCCAGGAAAAGAATGACTATGAAACAAATCGAAAGAACCGGATTGGAGGTGTCGTGAGTGTATGATGTGAATAACGCAAGTGATGAAGCCATCTCCCTCGACGGCACCTACATCGAGGACGTCGTGGAGGGCTACCGCACCTTGTCCGTAAGTGGCCGGGAGTCCCTGGCCTACACCATTACTGATGAGGACCGGCCGGTTGGCACTGACGGCATGGAATATTATGGCAAGCGGCAGCAGAGCCGGACCATTACGGTGCGGTTCGAGCTGTCTGCCGCGTCGGCATCTGAGTTTATGAGCCGATATCGCAAGCTTAAGGATTTTTGCAAGGGCGATGGCCGTAAGCTGCGTTTTGCTGATGAGCCGAACGCCCATTACACCGGGACGCTATCCAGTGTGGATGCCCCAGAGCCCGGAAGCCTCCGGGTGGTGGCTGAGATTGCCTTTTACTGCGCTGACCCTTACCTAGAGTCGGACATCACAACTAGTGTGACAGCGGCTGTGGTTGATGGCAAGCTGACGGCCCATGTGGTCAATGATGGCAGTGGGGAGGTGTATCCGACCTACCGCATCACCCACGGGGCTGAAAATGGCTATCTGGGGATTGTGCATCCCGGCGGGGCCTTTGAGATGGGCAACCGGGATGAGGTGGACCAGGAAGCCTATAAGCGGTCCGAAACGCTGGCCACCATCAATAGTTTTGAATCTCTACCCGACGATCATGGCACAAATTACATGCACAGTTACCTGGGCCATGTGATGGGCGGAACACTGACATACAACACGACTCCCGGGAGATACTCAAAAGGTCTTTATATCAACACTTTTGGGACTCAGACCGCAAAGAAGTGGTGCGGCGGGATGCGGACTTTGACATTGCCCGCCGATTCAGAGGGTGTGGCTGGGGCTAAAAACTTTTACTGTTATCTAAATCACTGGTTTGAGACCGGACTCATGGGCCAGACAGCTGAACAGTCCATTGCATTTCTGACCGCCGATAATAAGGTAATTTGTGGATACAGCTTGTACAAAGCGGATATGTCTGGCAATATGGCAACTTTGGAGTTTTGGGCAAACGGGAAGGTGCTGAGATCGATCAACTTTGAGCCAGCAGCTTGGGATAGTGCAAATCCATTTAACAATGGCCGAGGGCACAATGATATCCGAAAAGAAGGGGATAAGGTAACGTTCTACTGGTGGGGCGGATATCCAAGCTTTACCGTACCGGAGATCAAGGACATGGAATGCCATAAAATCCAGGTTGCCTTTACCCAGTATGCTGGCCGTCCGGCTAATATGTATGTCACAAGAAATTACCTACGGGCATTAACCTATCAAAAATCGAATGTCGAAAAATGGAAGGATGTCCCGAATCGCTACACGGCTGGCAGTGAAGTTGTTGTGAATACTGCTACGGATGCCATCACGGTGAATGGATTGCCCAGAAATGATGAATTAGTGACCGGCAGTGTGTTTGCGCCGCTGCCACCAGGGGAGACGGATGTGGAATTTTATCCGTCATCCTGGTGCACGACCAACCCGACGGTAGCTGTTGAGTTTAAAAAGAGGTGGCTCTAATGTTGATATCCATACATGATAAAAACTTAAAACGGGTTGCCTTTTTGGACAACGACAAGCCAGGGACGTTGCATTTTTACAATGACACATGGCACCGGTATCTGGTTGAGGCGACAAGCACCTTTGATTTTACGGTGCCAAAACCGATGGAAGCTCATCCTGATTTAGCTTTTTTGACTGAAAAGAATTATGTCTCGTTTCGATACGACGGCAAAGATTATCTCTTTAATATTATGAAGACGGTAGAGACTGAGAGCAAAATTACTTGTTACTGCGAAAACCTCAACCTTGAACTACTTAATGAGGATGCATCGGAGTATAAGGCGTCTGGCGCCAAGCCCTTTGTGGATTATTTTAACGACCCATTTTTAGTGGGTGGCGCGGCTTACTCAGATTTGGTCATCGGCATCAATGAGATATCCGATTATAAACGGACGCTATCCTGGGAGGATACAGAATCCAAGCTGGCCCGATTGCTCTCAATCGTGAAGCAGTTTGATGCTGAGTGTGAGTTTGAAACAAATCTTAATCGAGATGGTACCCTGGATAAGATTGTCCTTAATGTGTATAAAGCCTACAACGAGAGAAATCAAGGCGTGGGGAAGCGCCGAAGTGATGTGACATTGTATTACGGAAAAGAAATTAAAGGTGTGCACCGAACGGTGGATAAGACCGGCCTATACACGGCCATCCGGCCAATCGGTAAAGATGGACTCACCATCGCCTCGATACCAGCTCGTGTGGTCAATGATGCGAATGGCAAGCCATTGTACACCAAAGCGGCCGGGACATCAGATATTTGCGCCCCGCAATCCGCCGTGGAGTACCCACCACAGCTGTCAAGCAAAAAAGACAGCTGGATTGTGCTGTATTGGTCCTATGATACGGATAACACGGAGACACTATACTCCAAGGGGCTGGCCAAGCTCAAGAGTGTTTGCTTGCCTGCCATCACCTATGAGGCGGAGGGCACTCTCAATCTGGGTATTGGGGATACGGTCATTATCCACGATGCTAAGTTTACGCCAACGCTGCTGCTGGAAGCCCGGGTGAGCGAACAGGAAGTATCCTTTAGCGATCCAACCCAAAACAAAAATATCTTTGCTAATTTTAGAGCCCTTGAAAATCAGCTGTCCAGCGATATTACCAGCCGGTTAGAAACGATCGTGGAAAATGCACTGCCCTATACCATGGAGGTGTTGTCCAGTGATGGGCTTATTTTCAAAAACGGCACCGGATCCACAACCTTAACGCCACGGATTTTAAAAGGCCAGAAGGATGTGACCACTCAGGTTGCCACTGCCTGGTATAAGGATGGCGTGGCCACCGGATCATCGGGCAAATTGACTATTACAGCAGCAGATATCACAGATAAAGCAGTGTATAAGGTAAATGCTGTTAGCGATGCTGGAACGGTGCTTTGCAGTGCTGAGGTGACGGTGGTTGATATCAGCGATGGTGTAGACGGCGGAATCGGCCCACAAGGGCCACCTGGACCACAGGGCCCGAAGGGTGATGACGGAGAGCGTGGCTTGCAAGGTTTGCAAGGCGATAAAGGCGACCAAGGTATCCAAGGGCCTAAAGGGACAAACGGCGTGTCAAGTTACACCCATATTGCTTATGCCAATAGCTCTGATGGTACGATTGGATTTAGTATCTCTGACAGTCTCAATAAAGCCTACATTGGGATGTACGTTGATACTGTGGCTACGGATAGCACAACCCCATCAAAGTATCGGTGGTCACTCATTAAAGGGGCCGACGGCGCACAAGGTATCCAGGGGCCAGCGGGGTCAGACGGACAAACGCCTTACCTTCATGTCGCTTATGCTAACGACGAGACGGGCACCAGTGGGTTTTCGGTGTCCGATTCGGTGGGAAAGCTGTATATCGGACAGTACACTGATTTTGTTGCAGCGGATAGTACAACACCATCGAAATATAGTTGGACTAAAATAAAGGGAGATAAGGGCGATGCAGGAGACCGTGGACCACAGGGCATCCAAGGCCTTCAAGGCAGCAAGGGTGACCAGGGCGTCCAGGGGCCAAAAGGTGATGATGGGATATCAACTTATTTCCACATCGCTTATGCCAACAATGCAACCGGGACGCTTGATTTCAGCATTTCGGACAGCACCAATAAGCTGTACATCGGGACGTATGTTGATAGCGTAGCGACAGACTCAACGATCCCGTCTAAATATTCATGGCAACTTGTTAAGGGATCCCAGGGCGTCAAAGGCGAGCAAGGTATCCCCGGAACAAACGGTGCTGACGGCAGAACCTCATACCTCCATATTGCCTATGCGACAAACGCTACCGGCACAGCTGGGTTTTCAACGACTGATAGCGTTGGAAAGACGTATATTGGACAATATACCGATTTTACAGCAACAGATAGCACATCGCCGTCGGCGTATAACTGGTCACTTATTAAGGGTGATACCGGCCCAACTGGTCCGAAAGGTGATAAGGGTGATACGGGTGCCACGGGCGGAACCGGGGCTACTGGCAATGGCGTTGCATCCATTGAGGCGCAGTATTACTTGTCGACGTCAAAAACAACACAAACAGGTGGCTCATGGGCCGCTTTGATGCCGGCATGGTCAGAAGGCAAGTATCTGTGGATACGTAATAAGATTACCTACACGTCTGGCGGAACGGTCTACACACAGCCATATTGTGACACTGGATGGGAAGCGGCCGTAGTAGTAGATGGCAAGCTAACGCAGACCAAGACGGAGCTACTAAGTACGATGTCTCAGAACTATGCGACAAAAGGTGAGTTACAGACAGTTGACGGTAAGTTTAGTAACTACTCAACAACCGTGCAGATGAACTCAGCTATAAACCAAAAGGCTAACGAAATTAATATAGGAGTATCCCAGGCGCAAACCACAGCAAATAACGCCCTTACCAACGCAAATAAAGCACAGAGCGATATTGATGGGTTGGAGGTTGGTGGGCGGAATTTGCTGCGGAATACTGTATCATATTCAAGTTGGGGTGCTGGAAATTGTAAAAAAACGGTTGGGCAAACAGACCCATATGGCGGAAATAAAGCTGTTTTAGTCGATGGAAATACAGATGTGAACAGTTATATGCTTACGCCTGGAACTGTTTTAAAACAAACAGGATACCATTCACTTTCAGTTTGGCTTAAAGGGACGAAAGCGGGTGCTGTATATGTTGGGTTTAATCTTAATACAGGTACAGACCAGAGCAGAACATTGTGTAATGTTACAACAGAATGGAAAAGATTTACTATTATTAGTAATGAGACCGCTATCAGAACATCATATCAATTCGTGCTTGGGGGATGGAGTAGTTGGTCAGATTTAACACTTGGAGTTTATATGGCTTTTCCGATGTTGTGTATTGGCAACAAACCCACCGACTGGACCCCCGCTCCGGAGGATGTCGATGCGTCGATCGCAAAGGTTGATGGTAAGTTTGTGAATTACTCGACGACTACCCAAATGAATGCTGCCATCAATGCAAAGGCCGACGAGATAAGTTTGAGTGTTAGCCAAAATTACGCCACTAAAACAACTGTTCAGCAGGTAGATGGTAAGTTTGCTTCGTATAGCACAACAACGCAGATGAACAGTGCCATACAATTAAAAGCAAATGAGATTAATCAGTCTGTCAGTTCGACATATACAACGAAAAACGACACAAATGCTATAAATACGAGATTACAATCTGCTGAGTCAAAGTTAACACCTACCGCACTTACCACCACTATCTCAACGGCATTATCCGGCAGCAACACCATTGCGACGACTAAATTTGTAATGGACAAGGATGGTCTGCTGATTAAAAATGGCGGGTTAAAAATACAAAATAATGCAGGGGTTACTGTTCTTAGTGCTGATTCGGCCGGAAATCTGACGTTTAAAGGAAACCTCGAGATGCAAGGGGCACAGACTATGAGAATTAACAATACATCGGGAAATCCTGTAGGTTCTATATTCTTTGGTGCTGTTCCGTCTGGGTACGAGTGGGCTCCTGGAATTTTATCAGTTAAGGGCGAAGGACTGCTCAACTTAGCAGTGAGTGACGCGGTTGGAGCAAAAGGATTTGGACAATTTATCGCAGGCGGGGATGTAGTAGGAATGTTTGGAAAAGAAAATGGTAGATCCAGTTTCTTGATCGGCGATGCTGGAAACAATATACAATATGATAGCGGCCGATATCCTAAGATTAGTGCTATTGGGTGCACTAAAGTTGTTGATTTTGCAATGGCGCCAGGCTTTAGTAAAATCAGCGGATACGCGAACAACATTGTTTTTAATGCAATGGGTGGGTTTTGCTACTTAACATTTACAATCAGTGGCAATTTACCTGCTGGTGCTTGGACCCATATATTAACAATACCCAATGGCTATAGTCCTGCTCAAAAAATTGGAGCACCTGGTATTATTGGAGCACGTGGGGCGAACCAAATAAACATATATGCAGATGGGAAGGTATATGCTTGGGTGCAAAATGCCCATCCTGATTTATCTGGGTTTGCAACATATTATTTATAGGAGGATAAAAATGGCATTACAAAATAAAACAAAGAGTATTAATTTAACGGCGACAAGCGTAGTGAGTGGATTAAACGTTGCGATGTTTTCGGCAAACTTTGACTCTCAAAACCTCGAAAACATGGTGCCGATGCGTTCCATACTGGATAGTTCGGCGTACCGAGCCAATCGCTCAGAGGTGATGCAGGATCAAACGGATTTTGAAGTTGAAGCCTACGCACTACTCGACTCAATGAAAAAACCAAACGATGTGGCCCCCGATGAAACTGTCTAACGCCGCACTAATCAAATTAATCAATGGCATTGCCGCCATCCAGGAGGTTGACTTTCCGGTGTCGGCCTCTTTTGCATTGTCTCAGAATACGGAGGCTCTGCTGGATGCGTACAAGCCCTATGCCGCTGAATATGACAAGATTAACGCCAAATACGGCAATAAGCCGGAGCTTACCGCAAAGGTCTGTGAGCTACAAAGCATCGAGGTGGACGTGGCGCTTAAAACACTGCCGGCGGAGTACCTGGATATCATCGTGGCGTCTCCGGTGCGGATGGCGATGGTAAACTTAAATGCACTGAGGCATTATATTTTCAACGAGGATGGAGAAAAGGTGAATGAATGAAGAAAAGCTAGAACACATCGTGGATACCCACGAAAAGCGGATTAACGACCACGGGGAGCGCTTGGACAAGTTGGAGCTACAAAGCGGCCGGCTGGAGGAGCGGATCGTCGCCTTGTGCGATAAGCTGGAGTCTCAAACAAAGGCTCTTAATTGGCTGATTGGTTTGGCAGCGACTGGGCTTGTTGGATTTTTTATGTATGCATTGCAGAATAGTATTTTTTAAAGGAGATAAAAAAATGAACACTAATAAATATGTTGTTTGGTTAAAAGAAACTGGAATCAAGGCAGTAAAAACCATGGCGCAGACCGCTGTGGCCCTAATTGGGACCAATACCGTTGGTATTACCTCAGTGGATTGGGTGGCTGTGGCATCTGCAACTGCGTTGGCCGGGGTGCTGTGTGTGCTGACTAATGTGGCAAATCTGCCAACTGTGGATAAGGAGGAAAAATAAATGGGATTTTATCCTTATATTGCAATCGGCCACGGTCGGACGACGGACGGAAATTGGGACTGTGGATGTACATGGAACGGGTATGATGAAACGAGTATGGCCAAAGATGTCGTTGCTGGAATCATTGAGGCTTTCAACGCAAACGGCAAGGATTTTCTGACGGATTATCCAGATAATGAAAGTAACATCACCAACTGTGTGGCCGCCGCAAATAATAACGGTTGTACCCATTATCTGTCTATCCATCTGGATTATGACCGGGCACCAAGTGGTATCCTTCCGCTGTACGTTTCTGACGCTGGGTATGCTATGGCTGATTGTATCAGGGCAGCTTTAAAAGCACGCATCAATATCAATGACCGTGGAAACAAGTACCAGGCGGATTATGAGTGTACCGGAACCGATATGCCAGCCGTTATCTTTGAGATTGGCGGAATCTGTTCAGACAACGATTTTATCCGAAATAATGCCAGATTGCTAGGTCATTGCGTTGCCTATGGCATGATGGATTATGCGGGTGAACCTTATGCCGAAGTTGGCAACACTAACACCGTGAACCCGGTCAAACCTGGGACATCTCCCGAAGGAGCATCCAGCACCACGGGTTTTGATTGGGGAACCGATAATGTACAGTATGCATTAAATATCTGCAACTATGGTGCCCCGGACATTGACGATGAGTGGGGGCCAGAAACAGAACAGTGCCTGAGAATCGCCCAGGGGGCATACGGTATCACCGCAGACGGTCTGTGGGGGCCGCAGAGCCAATCTAAGTTCGAAGGCCAGATCCGTGCCTATCAGGAAGCCCTCAACCGACACGGATTTACTTGTGCTGTAGACGGCATCGCCGGGCCAGAAACCTTCGAGGCGGTCAAAGCGTTCCAACGCTCAAGAGGTTTGGAAGATGATGGGATTGTTGGCGAAAATACATACCACGTTTTAATTGGGTGATCATTTAGGTTCTTTTCCCCTGGCTCAGGCTGGGGGATTTTTTTATTTTGAGCATTATTTACACAATTTGCACTGTGCTGATTCATTACTTCAACCCCGATTGATGCAAATTTTAAAATACAGTGTCGTAAAATTGTCGTAATTAAATTTTATCTACCTTTATATAGCCATTATGCAATCCATGGTAAGGATGGGGTCAGCGGTTCGAATCCGCTCAAAGGCTCCACTGGAAAAGTTGCGGGAAACCGCATAAATAAAGGAAACCAGCCGGT